ACTAAAAATCTGTTTATTAATTTTTTCATTATTCTTCTATTTCTTTAAATACTGCGTGTTCTAAACAATCGCCACATATTTCATCACTTAAATAAGATGCTTCTGCACCACAACAATTACTATACATTTATATATATGTTTAAAGCATTTAATACTACCGCAAAAAATGCTATGATTAATACTATTATTATTTGTGTTTTAAACCTTTTCATTTGTAAGTTCGTTATATTCTTTAATGTATTCTTTAGCATCATCTAAAAAAGTTGGTGCAATAGCTTTTAAAGCACCTCTGTTATCTTCCATATAACTAAAGTAGGTTTCTAACCTCAACTTAATAGCATATAGCTTTTGAAATTCATCTACTGGTAAATTAACTGTGTCTTTCATATCTGTTTTATTAAATTAATATACCGCAATATACAAATAAATAACATACCAACAAATAATTTAATAACTTTTATGAAATAAAGTAATTACCCCTGTTTGGGTTTTGTAGTTGATACGATACAGAATAACGTATTGCATCAATAATATGGTTGAATTTGTCTTGTGGTGTTTTAGACTTTTTTTCTAACCAAGAATAGTTATTTAGTTCTTTGATTAAGTTGATACTGTTTTCTTCAACAATCAAATCATAGTCTTGTAGTAATGCTATACCATAGGTTATAGAACCTTGACCTTTTATTGCTTTGACTACATTACAACCTTTTGCTTTTAGTTCGTGTAACAATCTTGGTTCAGCACTATCACCAACTATAAGATGGTTTTTAGCGTGTTTAAGGTTTAGTTCAGCTATTTGTGATGTGGTAAGACCTTTCAAGTAAAAGCACTCCTTTAAATAGATTATCTTGTTGTTTGTATCAATGTTAGTTTCTACTAATGTATTTTCATCTGATGCAAAACCATAATCTTGACCAAAGACACTTACACCTATTTTTTTAAACTCACCTATCTGCCAGTTAGTAAATATTACACCTTCAGCTTTTGCTAACCATCCACCAAGCATTTGATGTTTGTATTTATCTGGTCTTCTTTTCTTTATGTTTTCTATTTGCTCTAAATAGCTTTTAGATAGGTTTTCTATGTTATCTAAATATGTGGTGTGTATATAGGATGTGTTTCCTTTGGTTGTGTTTGTGCCAGCTTGTACACCTTTATCTTCAAAGAACCTATTATATATCCAATGCTCTTTTGTAACTGGGTTTAAAATTAAGATTACTCTATTCTTTTGGTTGAGGTTTCTTACACTTAAATCTATCTTGTCAAATATGTTTTCATCTTGTAGTTCTTCTGCTTCATCCATTACCCACGTTGAAACATTAGTTAGAGACTTTAGGTTGGCTGTTTGGTCACCACTTGATGTTTTGATACCCTTGAATATTATCTTGCTTCCAGATAGCTTATTTCGTATTTCATCTTTTGTTATATAAAATACGTGTTGTAGGTTAAGCGTTTCTATCTTGTCTATAAACTCGGGTATAATAGAAATGTATGCAGATGATAGTGTAAACCTTGTAAACAAGATTGTATGCCCAGCTTCAAAAGTGAGCAACAACAATAGTAAGTTTATAGAATACGATTTACCCGAACCACGACCACCAGTAACAATATAGTACCTGGCATCTGATGTTTGGATAGGGTTATACTTTGGGTCAACTTCTATCACTTAAATTTTATAATATCTTTAAAGTTAATATTAAACCCATCTGTTGATGTAATGTCTACACTCTCTTTTGGTTTACCGTATCTATAACCAAAGTACAATGACATAGCACGACTATCACCTTTTAAGATTTGTTTGCCAAGTGTTTTTATTACCTCATCATTATCAATAAGGTTATCTAACTTTTCTATTAGTTTTAGTTCATCTGCTTTCTTTGGTCTACCAGCACCCTCTCTTGCACCACCGTTATTTTTTCTTTTATCCATTTGAAATAAATTTGTTTATTCAATTATATAACGTAATTACTCAACGTTTTTATTTAGCTTTAATTTTAACAGTCTTTCTCTTATTGCTTTTCTTTCTTTACCCTTTGGTAATTTGTCTAATAGTTGTTGTAGCTTTTGTATTAGTTTTTTGCTCATAGCTTTTCTATTTCGTTTAGTACTTCTTGATAGTATTCTATGTTGTTAGATGGTTTTAGTATTTCGTTTTCTAGTATAAGGCTTATATGTAGTTTAGCACATTGCTTTGCTATCTTACTACTCATTGTATTGTGAAAGTCTTGACCATCTACATTGTAGAACTTCTTATATAGGTTGTATGCTTTCTCTTTTGGTGTTTGCATAAATAGCCATTCTTTTTTTATCATATTATCATAATTAAAGGAAATAAACATAATATAACTATTGCCCAATATACTTTCCAGAATTTAGATTTTACATAGTAATCTTCCCATACTATACAATGAAACCCAAAACTTAATGCTAAACACAATATTGTTTTTATAAACTCTATCACGTTGCACAGTTTATTATTTCGTACTCACTATTGTTTTGCTTCCATTCAAAAGACTTTAATACTAAAGCTGCACGTTCATCATACATAGTTTTTTGTTCTTCTTCTAATGCTCTGTATTTCATTTCATTTGGTGTGTAACCATTTGAATATTGTTTATCGTAGTTGCTTAACTTTTCTATTGCTTTGAAATAATCTTTTTCTAATGTTGCATACTTTTTTTGTATTACTTCTAACTTTGAAATCTGGCTGTACTCTATTTGTGATTTAACTATAAAGTTGCTTTCTAATTTATCATAATAATCAAATCTATCTTTTTTGTACAATGGGTACATTTTGTTTGCGTGTATTGCCGTTGCGTGGTCAAATGATTTGCCTTTTGATTTTATAAAGTCAGATATACTTACCCACCTCATATCAAGTTTGTTTCTTAATATATGACAAAGCAATGCTCTATGCTCAACGTATTCGGTTTGTCTTGTTTGTTTGTATATATCTATGCCAGTTAAAGTAATAAGTAATTCACTTACTTGTTCTGGTGTTTCTAATATTGTTGGTATTGTGTTGTAATTCATTTGCTTTGTAGTTTTTGTATGTATAAAGCTGCATCCATTAGTTCTTCTTTTAGGTGCTGCAAGAAATCATCTTTGTTATTGTCTTGTAGTGTTGTTTTGTATTTGTCTATACCTACACAACTTCTTATATCAAACTCTCTTTTTAAATCTTCTACTATTTTATCTTTCATTGTGTTCTTAATTTTAATAGGTGATAGCATTCAGCGTATTTTTGTCTTGCTTTACCTTTGTATTCTAGTTTAAATAATTCGTATAGTTTTCTTGTGTATTGGTATTTTGTTTCACAATCTTTTAAATACTTACCAGCAAACACCCTACCCTTACCCCTAAAATATTGCACATTGTCTGCACTATCCCCAATTATAAATTGCTCATAAAAATTAAACATAGCTTCTTCTTCTGATATGTCTAATATTACTTTATGCTTATAGTGATAGTTGTACATCAAGCAAGGAAACTGTTTGTAGTCTTTATCTATACTCACAATCATTACTTCATCTCTGCCAATATCATCACTAATTTGCTTCCAGTACCTAGCAACCATATCATCTGTTTCAATACCGTAACCCCAAATGCTATCATAATGGTCTTTTACAAATTGGTGCATCTCATCTAATAGTGGTGGCAGTTCTTGTTTCTTTCTGTTGGCTTTGTACTTTGGTGTGATTAGTTTTCTAAAGTTACCCTTTGATCCACTAAAAGTTAAAATTTTATCTATAGGGTATTTATCTTCTAGGTGATTAACAATAGACATAAATTGCTCATCAAACTTTGCTCTACTATCTTCTATGTTTGTGTAGTATAGTTCGTCATCTGGTGTTTCTCTTTTACGATAGCAACTTGCAAAAATTAAACTATCTGCATCTACTAATAAAATCATAATGCTTGTTTAATCATTTTAAGGTGCATTTCTTGCATCTTCTTTTGTTCTTTAGTTACCATACTAATTATGCTTGGTAAATCTCTAAAAAGCTGGTCTACTTCCATTACAAGTGTTTTGTTATCATCGTAACCAATATACAATTCACCATCAGAACAATGCAATGTATCTGTTTCACCTATGTAAGTATGATTGTCTTTTTCATCTAACTGCTTGTAAAGTACTGCAATTAGTTCTTGTTGTTCTTCTACTCTTGCTTGTAATCTGTCTACTCTGTTATCTTGTCCCATATGTCTATTGTTATGTTAAGTTTTAAATAATTTTTATTCTTTCTTTCTTTTACTTGGTAGTTAATATGCACATCTGTTATCTCACTATCTTGTTCAGTATGATATTCTATTTGCTTTCTTAACTTTTCCCAAGCTGCTTCGTTTACTATCATACATTATGTGATTTTATAATTAAATCTAATTTGTATGAATATTCTGCTGCAATTAATCTTACAGTTTTATTTATCTTAAAATTTTTTGCATCAATTAAACACTCTTCTTTTAAATCTTTTATTTTATTAAGTAGTTTACTTTCTTGTTTACCTAATGCATAATTTTTAAATATATGATAGTCTTTATCTCTTGATGATTTTAATAAGTTTAATGCCTTTTCTTCTGACTTAATTTTCTTTAAGGTTTCATTATTATTAAATATTATTTCTTTTAATTTTTTTATAGCATCTGTTTCTTTCTTAAACTCATAATCATTTTTAGCATCATTACGTTTTAACTTTTTTTGCTTTATACTTTCATCACAAGTTTCATTGCTTTTATTTAATGCAATTCTTTGTAGTACTATTTCTTGTTTTCTGTTGGTTATTTCAACATAATTGTTTTGTTCCATTCTGTTTGTTTTAAAATTAATATAACGCAATATACATTAATCTATTTTATAAACAAAACATTTAACAACTAATTTGGTTCTATATTTATATTTATTCTAACTGCTTGGTTTTCTTTCAGCAAGTAAACATCTTTTAAAAGTCTTTTCTTTGTCCACATTGTAGTATCTGGGCAATACTTTTTTACTGGTGCTGGCATCTCTAAAGTGTTGAGGTAATACATAAAGTTTCCTTTAGGGTCATTCACAAAGAATATCTTTACAACATCTAAAGCCATTAGAGCATCGTACTTGTCTTTTTCTAACATCTTATCTTCATAGTACTTGTTTCTAAATTTCATCTCTATAACGCAATCCATTCCCTTTGGTGTTTTACCTTTTGCATCATATCTTGAATAACCATCACCGCAATGTTCCAACTCCCAACCATCAAGATTTAATAAAAACACTACTGCCTTTTCCCACTCATTAATTTTTTTAATGCCCATTATTCCAAATTACGTTTAGTTGCTTTATCCACAACTTTATTTTCTTTGGATTGCAAGTGCAAGGTTTATGGTATTTATGATTATAGTACTTTGCGTGTAGCTGGCATATCAATTCAAACTCATTACCTTGTAAAGTGTTCTTTGGTTCAGACCTAAAGTTACTCCAGCTTTTAAAATCTTCTTTAGTAAATTTTACCATCTATCTATTTTTATTTCATTTAACTTTTTTCTTCTGTTGTTACAATCACATTTAGTACCTCTTAACTTATGGTATTTATCTACCAGGTATTTAATACCAGTATATTTAGTGATGTAATAAATAATGTTTCCTATTTTCATAAATTAATTGTATTTAAAATTTTTCCTTTCAGCTTCAAGTTTGTAATATAAAAAACTATGAAAACCGTTTATATGGCTATCAGTTGGAAAAAAATATTTCCATCCTGGATATTTGCCTTTTGCTATATAATAACAAAAAGCTACTCCAATTTTGCCAGTTGTTTTTTTAAAGTTAATTACAGCAGTATGGTCTGACATAGGTATAATTTCTTCTACTTTGAAATCTTCATTATTATAGTTTTCCTTTCTATCTTTATGTGAAAATCTTTCTGCTATTACTTCAGCAAATTTCTGTAACTCTATTGCTATTGTTTTATTCATAATAATTTTTTTAGTTTATTCTTAACTTTGTTATATGTGTTGTAAAGTGAATAGTAATGTATTAAACTTTTGCGTGAAAATTCTGCAATGCTTTCACCCTCATTTATTATTTCAAATACTTTTCTATCATACCAAAACATTCTTGATAGTTCTTCTTGTATTTTATCATATGGTTCTTGGTAGTTTACATCTGATGTGGTTAAGTGTATATCATTCATAGATACCATTGTGATGTTTTTACCCTTTCTTTTTAAATCATAAAACAATGTTCTTAAAGTCTTAAAAATATAGTAGTAGTTTATTTCTTCTTCATTGTACATTATATCTAAACCCTTTTCAAGTTTCAGTTGTATCTTGTAATACATTTCTTGTACAATATCTTCAGCAGTTTCTTGTTTGCAACCAAAGGATAAAACTATTTCTACCCATTCTTTGTGCTTTGCAGCAACTATAATCATTGTTTTTTGTACCATATCATTTTAAAGGGTCATATAAATCACCAACTATTATAGGCAATCCTTTTTCGTTTACTTCAAAGCTAAATGTTTCAAAAGAGTAACCC